GGAGGGTAAAATTATGGCAACATTAGTATCACCGGGCGTGTCAGTTAGCGTAATTGACGAGTCCTTTTACTCCGCGGCTGGAAACGGAACTGTGCCACTATTTGTGATTGCGACTGCGAAGAATAAAACGCATCCATCAGGAACTGGTACAGCATCGGGCACAGTTAGTGGAAACAAAATGACATTGGTGACTAGTCAGAGAGAATTGCTTACTACTTTTGGTAATCCAATTTTCAAAACTACTGGCGGCACACCAATTCATGGCCACAACCTTAACGAATACGGTCTATTAGCGGCTCACTCATATATGGGTGCTAATAACAGAGCGTACATTCTAAGAGGTGACGTGGATTTAGCAGAATTAGAAGGTTCTGCATCTGCACCAACAGTTGATCCAGCAGATGGATCATATTGGTTAGACCTTGCAAACTCAACATATGGTATCTACGAAAGAGTATCAGGTAACTGGGTTTACAAAGGCGACACTGTAAAAACTTTTGAAAAAGATGCAGATCTACAATCAAACGATTATCCAATTGAAAGTTATGGTAAGAATGGCGACTATGCAGTAACAGGTAAAAACGACTTGTTAAGATTCTTCCAAAAAAACTTCTACAGGTTGGCAAATTATAGGTAGAGATGACTGGGTTACAGGATCTGGAAACAAAGACTTCCAGTTTGCTTCACACTTAAGAATCCCTACTACAAGAAGCGACGGTTCAGCATTGCAAGATGGAGATGTTTATGTAAGAACATCAGCACCTAACAAAGGTACATCAATTGCAGTTAAAGTCTACTCAAGTGCATCAACATCATTTGTTGCAAAAGCGTCTCCGGTATTTGACGGAACGGATTCAGCATTATCAAATTACAATAATGTTCCAGCAGAAAATGATTTATATGTATTGTTTGACTCAGAATCAGACGCACAGGCATTAAAAGTTGCTAACTTTAGAGTTAAGAAGCACAATGGTAATACTACAACTTCAGTAACAGGCTCAACAGCCGTTTCTGGAACAGGTACACTTACTGCTTCAAACACTATTACAATCAATGGCTCAACTGTAACATTTGCTACATTATCAGGACAAGATGACATTGTAAGACTAGCAAGTCAAATCAACGCATCAAGTATTGCTAATATTGAAGCATCAGTTGCATCAGAGAAGTTAACTATTACTAACTCAGCAGGTAAAGATATTGCTATATCAGGCACAGGTACTATCTTAACTGATATTGGGTTAGCGGCAGGAACTTACTCAAACTGGAGCAATGCATCGTTCACACCATCAGCGTCAGCACCAACAGGTGCAACACCTAATGGTAGACTATGGTACGATTCAAGATCAACTACAATCGATCTTGTTGAAGTATTTGATGCAGGTTCAAACAACGGCTGGAGAACATATTCTTCAGGTACAGTTACTAAGAGCTCACAAAAACCATCAGCACCAAGTGCAAATGATATTTGGATTGACACTTCAAAATTAGAAGACTATCCAGAAATGTACAAGTGGGATGGTAGTGCTTGGAATCAATTAGACATAACAGACCAAAGTTCAAGCAATGGTGTGTTGTTTACTGATTTCAGACCAGAAGGTGCAACAGCATTTGATAGCGATGCACCAAACGCAGACAACTATCCATTAGGAATGATTGGCTGGAACACTAGAGGTTCAGGTTATGTTGTTAAAAAATATAACACTGCACACCCAGACGGAAACAGATGGGTTCTAGAGTCAGGCTTAAGAACAGATGGTAGTGCGTACTTTGGTCGTCATGCACAAAAGAAAATCATTACAAAAGCAATGCAGGCGGCATTAGTTGCTAACCAAGAAATTAGACAAGAAACTACAAAGTTCAATCTAATGTTAGCACCTGGTTTTCCTGAGTTGATTGATGAAATGAACGCTCTTAACATTGAACGTAAGGAAACAGCATTTATTATCGCTGATACACCTTTCAGACTACAACCAAACGGAGTTGCTACTTGGGCAACTAACGGAAACAACGCACCAGAAAATGGTGAAAAAGGCTTGTTAACAACAGGTCCAAACATTGGCGTATACTACCCATCAGGTTTTGCAACAAACGTAGATGGTAATAGTGTAATGGTTCCAGCATCACATATTGCTGTTAGAACTTATGCATACAACGACAGTGTTGCGTTTCCTTGGTTTGCACCAGCAGGTTTCCAAAGAGGACTTGTTAACAATGCAACATCAGTAGGTTACTTAGACAACGAAGGTGAATTTGTAGCGATTGCGTTGACAGAAGGTCAAAGAGATGTTCTATATACTAACAAGATCAACCCAATAGCGAACCTTCCAAATAAAGGTCTTGTTGTATTTGGTCAAAAAACTCTTCAACCGGTTGCAAGTGCATTAGATAGAGTTAACGTTGCAAGACTTATTAACTATCTAAGAGTACAGTTTGATGAAGCGGCAAAACCGTTCTTATTTGAGCCAAATGATGCTCAAACTAGACGTCAAGTATTGTCAGTTTTCAATAACTTACTAGGCGATGTGCAGTCAAAAAGAGGACTATATGATTTCTTAGTAGTGTGTGATACTACAAATAACACACCTATTAGAATTGATAGAAACGAACTATACATTGACATTGCAATACAACCAATAAAAGCAGTAGAATTTATCTATATTCCAGTAAGAATTAAAAATACTGGGGAAGATTTAGCATCTGCAGGTTAATTGCTAGACACAAAATACAAAATGGGGACCCTTTAAACCGGGTCCTCATTTTTTTTGACAAAAGTGATAAATAAATTATATAAGGAAAGTGATTATTATAATCCAACGAGGAGATATATAAAATGGCTACATTTAATAATAAGTTCGGTGTTCCACTATCTGGTACAGGCGCAGGCTTTGAAAACAGTGATGTGTTACAACCGAAACTAAAATACAAGTTTCGTGTCTTGGTACAAGACTTCGGAACTGGCACAGGACTTAACGATCTATCACAAAACGTTGTGACAGTTGGTCGTCCAAACATAAACTACGGTGAAAGTCCAATTCACTCATTCAACTCAGTTGCATACATTATTGGTAAGCACGAGTGGCAAACACTTGAACTAGTTGTAAGAGATGAAGTAAACAACAATATTGCAAACCTAGTAGGTAATCAGATTCAGAAACAAACTGATCACATTAACCAAACATCACCACTAGCAGGTAACGAGTATAAATTTAAAATGCAAGTTTCATGGTTAGACGGTGTTGGTACTCCACAAGAGACATGGTCAATGTTAGGTTGTTTCCTACAGTCAGTTAACTATGACTCAGGTGATTATGCGGCAAACGATCCAGTACAGATTACAATGACTATCAGATATGATAATGCATTCCACGGTACTGGCGTATTTGAAGGCGCACCAGATAGTATTGCGTCAGCAGACATTACTTCAGCAGTAGCAGACCAAGTATCTGAATAATTCAGATAAGTTGGAGGCTATTGGATGAGTAAGTTCTACGTTGACACTCGCTACGCGGCAAAACTGTATGGTCTTAGAGGACAG